GCAATTTAAAACACGAAACGCAATGTGTCATAGTATTTCTTCCTTGAAATTGTTTTATAAAATAACAATTAAGCAACCGATGAAGTTTAGACACATTGAATATCCGAGAACTGAAAAGAAGTTGCCGAGAATCATAGATAAACATTTTTTGCTTGATAAATTATCTAAAATTGAAAACATTAAGCACAAAGCCGTTTTGACTTTGGCTTATTCAACTGGAATGAGGGTTTCTGAAATTTGCAGTTTGAAGATTTGTGATATTGACAGCAAACGAATGATTATTATAATCAGACAATCAAAAGGCAGAAAAGATCGTATTGTTGCTTTGTCTCAGAAAGTGTTGGAAATTTTACGAGAATACTTTTTACAGCATAAACCAAAAGAGTATTTGTTCAATGGTCAATTTGGTTTAAAATATTCTTCGAGAAGTTGCAATCAAATAGTTAAACAGTACTTAGGAAAAGAATATCATTTTCATTTACTCAGACATTCAAACGCCACAGCGCTTTTAGAAGCCGGAACAGATTTAAGAATCATCCAAAAACATTTAGGTCATTCAAGCAGTAAAACGACTGAAATTTATACTCATGTAAGCACTAACATTTTACAATCAATGTCATTGCCTATATAATAAGAAAACCGCATCGTAATTGAAGCGGTTTCCTTTTTAGTAGTGTGTTTGGTTTATAGTACCGAATGTTTCAGATACTCGTAGAAGTCTTTTCCTTTGGAATCGCTTTGTAAAAACAAGGCAAATTGCCCAAGTTCATCTCCCGAATAATCCGCTTGGAATATAACCTCTCCTTCTTTGCTCAAGTATTTTTTACCTTGAACTTGAACGATGTGACGCATAATTGAAGTTTTGATAAGTCCTTTCACTTCTAACGAACCATCATTAAACAAATCAATTAATTTCTTCGGCTCAGTTTTGGCTTTTTGGTACAACTTCTCTTTTACTTCAAACTTGCTCATTTCCGAATTGTAATCAGATAATGCTACCATTGCAACACATCTTAATTTGAAATCCTCACCCTTTCTGATTAAATCACCGGCTTCAAATACCATTTCTTCTGATGAAACTTTTTTCTTAGCATCAGCCTCTTTGTCGATTTCTACAAACGTTTTGTTTGCGTCAGGGTGAATTGCCAAGAATTGTTGTAGCAAAATGTTTTCTTTCGGAACAAATAACTTTCCATCACGCATCAAAATAGATTGAATAAGCGCTTCTCCATTTTGGAACTCAGCCAAAAATGTAGTTTGATTACTCGCGTATTTTAATGTATGAATAACCCCCGTTACCGGATTCCTCCATTGCAAAGGAGAATTTCTTTTGTGTCGGTTTCTAATTCCGAATGTTTTTGGTTTTGATCCGTTTTTAGTAGTGTACCAACGGTCTTTGTAATCCAATTCCGGAAGCCCTTCAATTGCGTCTGCAATACCGAAGTCTGTTTTCTTTTTTGCCGGTTCTTGGGAAATTTGTGGTTGAACTTTAGATACTCTACTGTCAATTAACGCTTCTAATTCAGCTTTTGACAAAGTAATCATTTGTTCTCCTTGTGGTTTTTCTGCGATTGCAGATTCAGCCGTTTGGCTTGTTGCTGTAGTTGTCGGCTCGTCTTTCTTAGCGAACCATGGTTTACTTCCGCTCATTTTGATTTAATTTAATTTGTTATTTAAAAAAGAGAGGGCGATTAAACCCTCTCTAAGTTTTTTTGGCTTTTAACTGCCTAGCTACCCATGAAAATCAAAGTGTTATTTCTTCCTAACACGTTCAACATTCTTTCTGACAAGAAGTGAGTTTCACGGTTATCTACTGAGTTAGTAGCAGTTGGTGCTTGCATACCTAAGATAGCCATTTGGTATTTTCTGTTTGTCAATTCAGAAGCACGGTATTTAACGTGAATCATTGGCAAAGTAGCAGAAACGTTTTTAGACTTATCGTAGATTGCTTTTGAGCCGTAAGGTAACATTACCCCGTGAACTTTTTGAGCGCCCGGTAAAGCTCCTCTACCTGTTGGGTCATCAAAATATCTACAACGAGATTTGTAGAATGAGTAACCTGAGTAAGAGAATCCTTTGAACTCTAAATTAAGAGCCATAGACTCAGAATTATCAAATGCTCCCCAAGATACACCGGTAACGTTTTCAGCTTGCAACATTCTATCGATAGAAGCACACATTGAAGTAGTTCCATAGATGTAGTTTTCAGACAACGCTCCTTGTTGGTTCATTCTTTCAATGATTTCATCGAAATCGTCTAAGTCAGATGCCGGACCTTCAAATACGTTTCCTTCTTCAACCGCAGACAATAAACCTTGAGTACCTTGGTATCCTGCTCCACCTACGGCTGAACCGGCTGCCCATAATTGACCTTCAATAAGTTTTTTCTCGATTGCGTTTTTGAAACGTTTTTCGGTGTCGTTGTAGTTTTTAAAGTACCAAATGTAACCACCGTTTACTTTCAACCAAGTTTTTTGAGCTAAGTTTGAACCGGTTTCAATAATCACCTCTTTAATAGTTGTAGAGATGTTTTCGTAGTAATCAACATCGGTATTTAAACCTTCTGTCATACCGGCAGTACCTTTTTTGAACTCATTACCGGTAGTAAAGATTGTCAATCCGGTTGTAAGACCTGCGTTCCATCCGGCTACGTCACCACACAATACGGTAAATGTATCATCGGTAGTTTCTGTAATTAAACCTTGCTGTAAAGCTGTTCCTGATGCGTCAGTAACGTAAATAGTTTGATTGGCACGCAAAGGGTGGTCTACTAAAGTAAACACGTTAGAAGAACGAGTTACTCCGCTTAACAATGGCTCTAAACGTCCTTCTTCTGTCCATTTGAAGTTATCACTATCAATGGCGCTTTCTTTTCCTAAAGCCTCGATAAGACCGGTAATATCTCCGGAACCATATCTTGCTTGAATTTCTACTTCTAATTCCGGTAAGTACGGAGTTAAGAAATTAAAGTCATCTCCTGACAAATAATTTTCAGGGGTTGGGGTTTTTGTTGCTGTTGGCACGAACTGTGGTGCCGGACTTGCTGCTAAAGACATTTTTTTAGTGTTTTAGTGTGTTGTTAAAAATTTTCTTTTTCGTCTTGAGCAATTTGAGATTACGATACTTTTTCGACTACAAAAGCAGGCTTACTGTTTGATTGAGGGATTTGTTTAGTGTCCATCGTGATATTTTTGCTTTCACGTTCTGCTCTTTCCGCTTCTTCAGCGCGTCCGATTTCGATGAAATGCTTGGCAGCTAACTCAGGATTGTCCGCGAAGAACAATGCTTTATGGTAACCTACCGGGTCAGTAATTAATCCTGTCTCTTTGTCAAAGTACTTGTTGATGATGTTTCCAACGTCTGTTTGCTTGGTTTTTGTAGCAACCACATCTTGCGGTTTGATTTTGTATTCTTTACCGTCTACTGTAACCTTGAAACCTTCAAAGTTGTCGGTAAATAATTCATTAGTCTTTGCTACAAAAGCTTGCTGTTGACGGGCAATAGCATCTTGGTAACTCTTTTGCTCTTGGGCAATTTGCTCAAATTGCGTCAACTTTTCTCTTACATCTTCAGGCAGGTTATCAGAACCTCTTTTAACCATAAACTCCTGTTTTCTTTGCTCAAGTAAAGCATCGGCTTTGCGCAAATCTTGTTTTTGGCTAATCTGCTTTTCCATAACAACTTCTTCGTCGTCATATTCGGCATCATAGCTATATTTCTTTTTAAATAAGAAATCTAATTGTTGCTGTGTCAAATCCGGATTTTCGATTTGCAAATAAGCCATTAGTCGTGTTGACTCGTCTTCTTGCGACCAATCTCTTTGTGTTTCCAAAAAGTCTTGGATATTTTCGTTACCGGTTTTTTCAATGAACTCTTGTAATTTTTCAGCTAATGCACTTAACTGTTTTTGTTCTTTTGGCTTTAAGTCCTCAAGAGAATCTGCTTCAATTCCATATTGCTCTTTTAAGAATGACTTTACGGTGTTTTCGTCAATCGTTACTTGTGGTGCCAGATTATCTTCTGTTGGCGCTTCCGGAGTTTCAATTGGCATTTCAGGCGTTTCGATAACTTCCGGAGTTGGCTCAGTTGGGGTTTCTACCGGTTGCTCAGGAGTTTCAGGAGTTTCTACCGGAGTAGTTACCACGTCTTCTTCTGCTTCAACGCTCACTTCAAATATCCCACTCGGAGTACCGTCGTCAACTTTCTCTACTACGAATTCAGGAGTTTCTACAACTTCTTTTTCGATTTCATTACTTTCTAAGGACATAACTTCTTTATTTTGATTAGTTTAAATTGTATTTACAGAGCAAAGATAGAAAAAATCTATTACACTTAACAAAATCATACTATTTTTTTATAGTTCTTTGAAATTCAAAGTAAATTTATAGATTTGCTTTATAGAATTGCAAGTTTGGTTTTATAAACATTGATTGCGGACGTAAAAACAATGAATCCTTAACAGTCCTTTAAATTCTATGGTTTAGCAAATGGCAGAAATGGTAACTGCAATGGGCGTAAGGATAAAATTATTTGTGTTATGTAAGTTCGCGTGTACGGTAGAGACAAATATTTTTAAGCCATGTCATCGAAGAATCCTTATAATGATGTTCAGGTTCGAGTCCTGATTTGCTAACAAAGTTTGATAAGTAGCTCAGTTGGTTAGAGCCTAAGAAAATCTGTTAGCGGTGCGCAACGTGTAGATAGGAATATCGGAAGCAGTAATAAGGGTCGCGGGTTCGAGTCCCGCCTTATCATCAAAGTAACGAGAGATTAAGAATGTTTACTATTTGAAATTTGAACGCTTACGTTTTAGCGAAAACGAAAAACCCCATAACTTAATTGCTATGGGGTTTGTTTTTTAAGGAGTCAATTTGGCACCTTATTATCTTTCAAGACGTAACTTTACAATTTTTCGATACAGCGAATTAATACGTTCTCGATTTTGTCCTCTCAACTCGTAAAACTTCATAACTCGGTTGATTCTTTTTATTGCAGGCTCTTTTGATTTCATAGCTTGAAAAATAAAATTGATACAATTAATCCGAATAGACTTCCGAATCCGGCTCCGAAAGCATAAAATAACCTATCTTGCAAAGTACCGAAAGTAACTTTCTTTACATTGTACGCCCAAATTAATGAAATAATCACTCCACAAATAAATACTCCCGCGTAATATTCTTTACTCAAAAAATACGTGTTGATTGCTACGAAAAACACTTGCGTAAATCCGGTGATGAATAATTTTAGCCTATCCATTTTGTTTGTCTTTCAAAATCATACTCAGCAAAATCGAGTAATTCGCCAAGTCTAAAACGCTATCCAAAACACTTTCGTTATTCGGTGTTTTATCCGAGTTCAACAATACTCCTAACCTTGCCACCTTTGTAGAGATAAGCGACAAGCAATTTAATTCAGCATTTAGCCCTGATATACTACCGGCTAATTTAAAATTACTCAAACGGTCTGTGTTCGCGTAATCATCTCCTTTTGATAAAAGGATTGTACGCATCTGTTCTGTCATTTCGTTAAAATGCTTCTCTTGTTGTTCTTTTGTCATAATTGATTAATTTAAAGTAAAATATTATTTTTGTTATACCTACTAAGGTTGCCTCTGCGACAATTTTCCGAAAAAGGAATCCACTCTATGTTGTCTAATAAATACCCTTTTTTGCTGTCTATCCTTTCTATGCTTGGAGTGAATTTTCTGTTATAATTCATTTTTTCCCAATCTGAAAATAACGCATTAAATTCTTTGTTGTTTATAGAAAAATAATAGAATATATTTTTATCTAGTATTTCAAGACCTAAATACAAATGATTTTTGTTTTTAGTAACGCCAGTAACCCTTGAAAGCATATTTCTATAAGTTCTAACCAAAAAACCTTTTTTAGTTTTTTCATACTTTTTAGTTACTGAATTATTGTTTTTAGCCCTACGCTCTCTTTGTTTTTTGTTTTCTTCTTCTCTTGTCATTTTACTTTATGTTTAAAAATTTGTAAACACAAATATACGAACAAAATCGTGGTAACTGAAAAATATATCAGAACAAATGTGTAAGTCTACTAATTTGCCCGTGTTCAAAGTCATGTATAAATCCTTCGACCGCTTTAGGGCTATGCTGATAACCATTACGATGATGCCAGCTGTCTGTACCGCTTGGAGAGCGTAATGCCTCTACACAAACACTCATATAATCTTTGCTTATTTTGTGATGAAAATGATGTATGTAAAAATAACGGTGTTTGCATTTATTCCAATCGGGACTTTCGTGAGCCATAAGCATTGGCAAGTCTTGCTGTTTTGCCCCATCACCGTGAGTAGTTCCAATTATATTATTCCCGTAAGTGAAGTATTTTCTGTGCGAGATAGAGCAATCAAAAGTGACGTTTGCGCAATTCTTAAAATGAGTTTCAATTACTTGAGCCAAAAAGAAACCGTTTGTATAATCATGGTTTGACGGGTTAAATACAACGTGAACATCAGCCACACTCATCATTATTTCAATAATATCGACATAAAGTTGTTTGGCAATTAAAAAATTATCATACCACATTCCGTCGGTATCTTGTGGTGTTCCGCTTGTGGTTGTTCTTTTAGGGTTGTCAATATGCAAAATATCATTACCGATAATAAACAATATTTTTTCAATTGAGTTTTCTTTCACTTCGCTCATTAGCCCATGGCAACCGTCTAAAACTCTTTTTACAGCAACTTGACTATTATATTCTTCTCCGACCTCAAAAGCACTACACAATTTCCCTATGTGAATATCCGCAGGAGAAAATACAAACAATCTTTTTTCTGCAACCCTGTCTCTTTTTATTGTTGGATATTTTGGGATATATCCTTGCAGTGTTTCAATTATTTTTGATTGAAGTTCAAGCGGATCAATTTCTCCTTCTTCAATATAATTTGGATTTTTTATAAAAGCATTCCCTCTTTTTTTACCATCATCATCCTTTATTTCAAGCCACAAATGTTTTACAGAAGAATTAGGTACGTCAATAGAGTCTGTTGCCAACGGAATGCCCTCGTGCATATCGAGAATAGCTTTTTCATTTCTGCGAATATACCTTGCTAATTCCCCTACTCTATCATCAATGGTTGAACCGTCTCTAGTGCCAAGAATTGATTTTGCGTAAAAAGTGTAAGGAGGCTTAGGGTCTGTGTTTTGGTGTTTTAAAAGAAGTTCTTTTATGATTTTGTCGTAAGGACGCCAAATAGAAGCCATAAAGATTTATTTAAAGTTATTCAAAAGTAGGCAATTCTATTGTAACTTGTATGCGGTATAAGTAAAAAGTGTTGTTTTTTAACGTGTTATCGATTTTTTCTATTGGCAAATTCATAAAAAACCACCTCGATTTGAAGTGGTTTTGATGTTTATCCGATTACTACGTCTTTTTTCATAGCTTTATTTGTTTAAGTTAAACATTTCTAATTCTTCTGGTTCTTCAAAATTTTTCGGGTCTTCGTCGCGTTGCCTTTGCGTGATGAGCTGACTTTGCTGGCTTGCTTGCATCTGAGTACGCTTGTCTTTTCTTTCTTCGGTTTCCTCAAGTTTCTGCAACTGAACTCCGCCTTGAATTTGAGCGACTTGAATATCACCTTGAATTTTCATTTCTAAGGTAATTCGGTCCTGTTCTCCTCTTACTTGCTCCTTGGCAATTTCACCTTGGGAAATCATTTGCTGAACTTGCATTTTTGTTTGAGCATCTATTTGAGCAGTTTGTTGTTTTGCTTGTTCGGCAGCTTGACTTGCTCTAATGTTAGCCTCAGATTGATAGTCGTATTCGCGTTTCTTTTGTTCCTCTTGTTGCTTGGCGAATTTTTTGCGCAAAATACCGAGATATTGAGTAGCAAGAGTAAGGTTTTTGATATTTAATATTCGGTATTTCATCTCCGTAGTTATGAACCCTTTATCAATTTCCTTAGTCAAATCAATTTCTAATTTAGCGCGCTCCTCATCATCTAAGGCAAGCTCGAAGAAAATAGCGAAATCGTACAAATGCAAATCTTTAACAGACTCTAAATCAAGTACGGCAGTTTTGCCAATTTTACGTGCTAAGTCTTCTTTTAAATTTGAGAATTTCAATACGTCGGCAATTCGGTAACTTATCGCCTGAGCAGTATTTTTGGTCAAGTAATTCGCTGCGTCCAAAATATGACGAGTCGCGGTGTTCGAATTAAGTGCTGCCATTTTCTGCAATCCTACCAACGAATCTTTATCCGGAGTAGAAGCGTCTGACATACGGTTTAATCCGATTACGTCACGCATTTTATCTGTGTTGATTGCGATAGTATTCTCTATTGCTTGGAGTTTGTTTAACGAATCTCCCGTACGTAACTCTTTTACAATATCTTTGGCGTAATTGAAATCTCCGCCGGCAGTTGAACTTCTTGTCAAAATATCCCCGCCTTGAACAAACATATTCAAGTTGTCTTGGATAGTGGTTGTTTTACCATCGCCCAAGTCTAATTCTACTAATCCGTCTACGTCAATTTGGAAACCGTCAGGACGTACTTTTTGCAAGATTTGAAGTCCTTTTAATACCGATACTTGAATAATGTCATCAATAGGAATCATTCTTGCCACAAGCGAATCAATATAGCCTTTTTCTTTGTTTGGCGCAACTATTCGGTACGGTCTGATTACTTTTTGCGAATTTGACTTAGGTCGAGACATATTTTCGGCAACTTGCCATTTCAGTAAAATGTCGGTTCCTAAAACGTAAACTCCTTCCATCAAAACTTCTTCAACTTTTTCAAGTCTTTTGAAATCTAAATTTTCCACGGCGGTTTCGTCAAATACCTCGTTTGCTTTTGAAACAACTTTCATTCCGGTAGACTTCTCTTTTATCTTCTGAGCAACTTTGCGGGTTGTCACACAAGTAAAATACAAAATCTGCGTGGTGCCTTTCATTCTTTCATTGATATTGAAATTGTGATAAGTCCACCATTGCTGACCCGACGACTCCATTAACTCTTGAGTTTCTTTATCATCGTATAGCCACGGGTATTGCGTAATCAAATCGCTGATAAGCACTTCTTTTACTTCTCCGTCATAGTAGTTAGTCTTGTAAAACGGGTCGTCGGTGTATGGGTGAATTTTATTTTCTACATCAACGTATCTTACTTTTATGCCTTGTCCGGGAATAAACTCGTCTTTCTCGCAACCAATTCCGCAAACTACCAAGTCGGTAATAACACGTTTTCTAACAGTATCATTGTACTCGTTTTCTTCAAATACAGTTTGGATAGCTAATTCTTCGGAAAGCTCAATTGACGGCTTGTATTCCATTTCCATATGAAGTTGTAATTCTTCATCGGTTTCCGGAACTTGGTCAATTGGTAAAAATGAAACATCTACTCCTAGAGTTTCTTTTGCTTTGATAGAAATATCTTTGGTAATTCGGTCTTTCTCGACTTCTTTTCGGTAAGTTTCCCTTTGGTCTTGAGAGATAGGGTCAATGGAATATGCTCTTACAGAATAATCTCGACTCATCATTCCGTTTACCACCACATCGACTAATTTAGGCATAATGGTAATAGGTCGGATTCCTGTCAAATTCACATAGCTTAAATCTCCGTTTACCGCCAATGTATCAATATACTTTTTGGTCGATTGAAGTCCTTTAGCATACGCTCTACGTTCTCTAAATTGTTCTCTTTGAGTGTAAAACGCACAAGGCGCACCACCAAACCTGTAAAACCACTCGCTTTCAATTGCCCTTGCAAAAGCCAAGCCCCAAGCATTTGTTTTTTTTACTTCAAATGAATCTGATGGATTTGGGTAGGCAGGCGTTCCTTTGATTTCTAGCTTCTGAGAATTGTTGCTTTCCATTTGTAAATTAGTCGATTATACCACAAAAGTAAACAAAATTTTTAAATTAATGACGTCCCGAGTAATTATCGTATTTTTTTATCGATAATGAGAATGGTTTTTTCTCCTCAACCTTTTTGTAATTGTTTCGATTTACCGCCATAATTGCCAAACCTGATGAAATTGACGCGTCAAATTTTGTTCTGTCTTTAACGTTGAATTTTAACCAATCCGACAAGGTTCTGATAAATGGCATATCGCCAATTTCACCGTCTTCTCTTAATCTTTGTCCCGTTCCCTCGTGTACGTATTCTCCAACGTAATTATTCACGTATGTTTCTATGCCGGTCCAATGTCTATTGATAATGTCAGGGGAGTTATTTGGAATTCCGCCCAAAAGCTTCTCATCAGGTGATAATTTGTCCATTTGCTTGTCCATACGGTTAATAGAATAACCACGGTAACCCCTGTTTTTAAAATGGTACAACAACATTTTTTTATTGTTCTCCACAAGTATCGGCATTGAATAAAATACACACGCCATTAATACGTCTTCAAAAAACATTTCTGAATCTTTTGGTCGGGCAATGTACTCTAAGAAAAATGTATTGCTTGGCGCATCGCCTAAATTGAATCCCGTTAATCCGTGCAATGCTCCTTTTGAACCTAAATTGTATTCGGTGCCGTTTTCAGTAGCCACTAATTTAGAATCTACTACCGCTACTTGGTCATAAGGGTCACAGCCAAATGCTCCGACTTCTTCAAATAGAGGAAATCTTGTTGATCCGCCAAGTCCAAAAGGCGTCGGCTTCCAAGTAAACTTATTCCTCATCTCTTCCGGCGGAATCCAATACACTAAAAACCTACCTCTTTCTTCCGGTCGCCAAATAACCTCTGTGTCCGGCTCATTGTTTTTCCAATAGAAATTACCGCGAACTAATTTTTCATCAATTCGAACGTTTTTATTGTGAATGATTTGCTGAGTGATTTTCTCTACGTCAAATAATTGCTCTTGGATTTCATCTCTAAATGCGTCGTCTAAAGTTACAGGGTCGAGCCTTCTAGTATTATTCAGGTACTTACCGCCCATCTTTCTTGCTGAAGCAAATTCGTTTTCTAAATATTGAAGCGCGCCAATAGTTTTCTTTTCTCCTTTGAAGTTTATAAATGAATCTCCTTCTAAAACAACATCGTGACAAACTCCGTAGATGTCTGTAAAAGTTTCGTAGTTTTTATGAGCCGGCAAGAAGTAAGAGTATAAACCGGTAGTTGTTCTTCCGTTGGGGTTTCTTTGAGTCACATCAGAGCCGTAAAACAAGTTTTGAAATTCTTTTCCACCTCTCTCAAGCGCGTTGACCGTCGACCCAATTAATGCTTTACCAACTACGTTTCCACCCTGCACCATCGTGGGTTTGATATTATTCCAATGGTCTTCGTAATTGTTCGGTCTTTCCCATTTAGAAGCCTCGTCACCTAGATATAAATACAAGGCAGTGGAGTCATAAGCAAGCGTGGCTGTCGCTCTAAAATCGACTATAACGTTTAGATAATCGTTTGTGCTTGTATCTCTTTTTTGCTTTGCGGTTTTTGAGTTGTCTGACGGCTTTCCAAATTCCATTTTTTTAACATCGTCAATCTTACCTTTTACAACCGGCTGAAAGAAAAATGGTAAGTTTCTAATTGCATAAGAGTATTTTGTAAATGCTTTCACGGCATCTGCCTCTGTTTTTGAAGTAATACCAAACGCTTTATTTTTTACACTTGTAGAATAATGAACGAAGTGGTCTAACGCCATTTCTGTAAATCCACTACGACGTCCCTTACAAAAAATCATACCTACACTTCTCGGGTCAATCATACAAGCTAAAGCGTGATAATACATCGATGCTTGCGCATATCTGAAATCTTTAAACCCACCTGTCTCAAGCATCTCATTCCATTGCAAACCCATATAATGCGCCGGAGTAACCCAAGTTGGTTTTCCGTTATTAAAGAACCAAAATCCCTCTTTTCTTCTTCTGTATTCTTCTAAAATATAGTCTGAATATTCTTCTTCGTTATCAGGCGTTAGTCCTTTTGGAATTTCTTGCCTACGCCAATACTGCTGTTCTTTTGGGAGTCTGTGAAATGCTATGTTTTTTTTATTTGCCGGAGGTTTTGGTAGCGCAACTCTTAACCCGTCAAGAACAAGTATTTCTCCTACCGTTCCTTTTGGGTCCAAAATGATACAGTCGTTTTGTTCATAGTACCAATTTTTTTTGTAATATT